CCAGAGGAATCTGCTGCTAATGCACAAGCATACAACGAATCTATAGCTCAGCAAAATGTATTCAATGGTACTACCCCACAATCGGTAAACCCAAGCTATGATTCAATGCGTCAACAGCAAGAGTCTAATGCTGCTGAGGCAGAAAGGATTAGAGCGGAGATTGCACAGATTGATATGAAACGTCAGGCTCTTAATGACGGGTTTAACAATAGAGAACCAATAGTTGTCCCACTATTAGAGCGTGGTCCCCCTTTGCTTGTAGAGGGTTTTGTTCCAGATGTTCCTGCATATGAGGGTGAGTTAGGTGGTTTAATGCCCCCCTATGAAGGTGAATTGGGTGGTGGTGGTCCTTCGTATGTTCCTCCCAACCCCTCTAATGCAACATTTAAAGATAAGTCTCTTGAAGAACTTTACAACATGTTTGCAGTTAATGGCGGTCAAGGTTCTCGTGCAGATCCAACATTAGCCCAAGCCTTAACAAAGGAAATTGAGGCTCGTGAAGCGGCAGGAGAATCTTTTAATGTCTATGATACCTCTTTGCAAAACGCTGCTGCTTTGTACCTCGGTGGTCGTAATAGTCCTGAAATTCAACGACAACAAATTGTCGCTGACAGGTCTTCAAGGAACGCTGAGAAAGCAGCTGCTGCATTAGCTGCGCAACAGGCTGAGTTACAAGCTAAGCTTGATGCAGGCACAGTCACACAGCGAGATATCGATAGCTTTGAAAGGCAACGGAGGGCGACTACGCAAGCTCAGGCAGTTGCAGCTAGGAACGAGGAGACTGCAAAGCTAACGGCTGAACAACAGGCCGCACTAATTGGGCCTGCTACAGATATTGAATCCGACAATACTGAAGCTACTAAAGCTTTACGGGAAGCGGAAAGCAAACGTCTTCAGTCGTATGATCCTATTACGGGTACCTATAGTAATACTAATGAACCTGAGAAATCTACAGGTGATGTATTTTCAGAAGTTGAAGTAAAGGTTGATGAAGTTAAGAAGACTGCCCAACCAACCACATCTATTCAAGAAAATGCTGCTAGAGAGAATGCTAATAACGTAGATCTTAATAAGGTAGATAAAGGTGATCAAAGAGTGGCTGGTGCTATGGACACAATTAAAAGTGTCTTCGGGGATCTATTTGATAGTAAAGAACTCATAAGAGCAGCTATCATGTACCTTGGTGGTCGTGCTACTGGTATGGATGGTCAACAAGCTCTTGCATTTGCTGGTAAGACATACCTAGCTAGGGAAGAAGCTAAGGGCATTCGTACTCAGAAGTTTGTTGATAAACTTGTCTCAGATGGTAAGCATACGATGGGATCTATTGCGGCTTATAAGAAGTCTCTTGATCCTAATGATCTTAAACTTATTGGTTTAACTTTTTCAGAAACTGGTAAAACTGGTACCTACTACGCAACCAATGCCGCTGGTAATTTTGTAAGACTCCAGCTTAAGGAGATGAAGGGGTCTGATGATGGTGTTTATCTTCAAGATTCTAATGGTAAGTTATATGACCCATCTAAGTTGCATCAAGATCCTAAGAGAGTCAAGGGTACTCCGGAGTTTAAGACTGCTCTTGCAAGTCAGATATCTCTTTACAAAGACACATTTGATGAGCTTAGGTTGCAAGATGGCATTGTTACAAATAAGAAGGATGGTAAGCCAGCAGTGTACAAGACTGACTTGAAACCATCAGTTGTTGCAGCCGACACTGCGGCTTGGGCTCTAAGGTATGGTGTGCCTCTTCAAATTGTACCCAGCCTAATGACAGAAGCTTACAAGCTGGCTATAGGTGGTAAGGATATTAATGGTAACCCAACGAGAGCATATAAAATAGAACCATATCTAAACCAGTTGTGGATAACTCAAAGTGCTGGTGATCCAAATAACTTCAAGATTGGTAAGGATGATAAGGCAAAGTTTGTTGAGACATCTACAGTTAGTTCTTGGGTTACAAACGTACACAATCAAATGAGAGAGGTTAACCCAGAGTTTAATGCGGTTACTCCAATCAGGTTCTCAACTTGGCTACGTCAGACTGACATTTCTGGTAAGTGGTCGTTGCCTGAAGAGCAAGGTGGGTTGTCTCAAGAAGCAAGAAATGCGTTTACAGAACGTGGAAATAAGGTAGGTAAAAGTGGATACATGCAATATATCTTAGAGGAAGCTGCTAAGAACTATGAGAAATCTCTAAATAAACCTACTACTTAATTTTAAAAACAGGAGAATAGCATGGGACTATTAGATGAAGCTCTAGCGTACACCCCAGATAATATTGACGGGACAGACCTAAGCTTTGTGGATGGAGACACAGCGTCTAACGCTAGTGGTTCCAAAAGCTACCGACTGGAAGGGATTGAGGCGGCTGAAGTAGAGAAGATCATCCACGGGAAGTATAAACCAGGTGAGGCTGGTGGTGCTGCTACCACTGACATCATGAGGGAAACTGCCAACAGGTTAGGGTTTACTAATGTTAAGCTTAAGTTTAACCCTGATGGTTCCCCACAGATGGATGCACTTGGTAAGCGTCAGATGTTTGATCTGGTAAATGACGAAGGTGACAGCTTTAAAACTTCAATGTTAAATGCTGGAGCCTTCGACATTGGCCTATACAATAGCAACATGGATATCCTTAATAGGGATATCTATGAAGCTCAACGAACTGAAGATCGTTTGTCTGGTGATGGTACCCTCAACGACTTTGACATGGCTGCTCTGGATATTAGGATGGCTGGTGCTGAAGAGGGTGCTAAGACTCTTGGGTTTAAGAGAACCCTTGAGACTGAGAAGGAACGCTCAGAGTACATAAACTATTTCATGCAACAAGGTATGTCTCGTGATCAAGCTACAAGTGAGATGGGGAAGTACTTTAATAATAGTGTGGCTATCCGTAAGGCTGGTGTTTCTATTGACAATGAATCCCTAAACCCAATATCAGACAGCTGGAATAAAGGTTGGACCAGTGTTGGAGAGAGTGCCTTTGGTGTTCTCAACCTTGGTGGTTACAAGTCTGGTGCAGAAGGTGTGGAAACTTGGGGAGAGAATGGTGTTCGTAGGCAGCAGGCTAAGCTCGCAGCTTATGGTAACACACTTAACAACTACAAAGACATTGAAAGTGTTGGTCAAGTGTTTGAGTACCTTGGTAACATGATGGCTATGTCCCTCCCATTTATGGCGGTAACAGCTGCAGCAACGGTTGCAGCTCCTGTTACTTTTGGATCATCGTACTTGATACCTGTTAGTATGTTTACAGGTCAGGTCTGGAATGAGATGGAAGGACCTAACGAAGATAAGTCAGCCACTGCTGCTATTGGTGGTGGTATTGCCATGACTGTCCTTGATAGGCTTGGTCTTAAAGGTCTTGGCGGTGCGTCTAAAAGCCCCGTTCAGGCTATCCAAGAGGCTGCTAATAAGTTAGCTAAGGAAAGGGGGATACCTTTAGGTGAAGCTAAAGGTATTGTTAAACAAGAAGTAGATGTTGCTGTTGCAGAATTTGCAGAACAAGTCGAAGCTATGGCTAAGAACCAGCTGAAGGCTAAGGCTACAGCTATGAGGGTTATGAAAACCATTGGTGTTGGTGCTACAGCAGAGGGACTGACAGAGGTTGGTCAAGAAGCTATTGGATATCTAGCAGCTGTTAAGGGTTCTAATAAAGTCTTTGATGCTGAAGAGTTCCAAGAGCGTATAACCAATGCTGCCCTCGCAGGAACCGCATTAGGTGGTGTGTTCTCTGCTCCAGGAACTGCTAAGGATCAGTTGGGATGGATGGATGCAGCTGCAAGATATGGTGAAGCTGCAACACCCTCAGAGGTAGAGGGATATAAAGCCATAGAGATATCTAATCATGGTACTGTTAGGACTAATGCTCAAGTCTTACTGGATCAGAAAAGAGAAATTAGAGACCTTAAAGACAGAGGTGTTGGTGTAGGTTTCAATGTTGTAGACAGAGACTTTGAACATAGGGAAAAGAATAAAGGCAGAACCGCTATGGAACGTGCATCAGAAACTGTGATGGATGCTCATAAACTTTGGAGGGCATCTGTTACTAGCGCACTTCCAAAAAGAATACTAGATAAGTCAGCATCTGCACGAGCTATGGCATCTCTATTGGGTGGAGTGTTGACTCCTTTACATGGGGGGTCTGGTATAGAGGCAGCTCAACACCACTTGGTAACTGCCTATAAGAACTATATCTCTGAACCTGAACCTTTCTATAAGTCTATGGGATTGATAAGTGTTGCTGGTGTTTTTAGATCTTCAAGCAAACGTAAGATCAGTAATGATATTTATAAAATCTTAAATGATCCAAATCACCAAACGAATGGTCAGTTTGATGGGAGCAAAGTGTCTAATGACCCTGCGTACTGGGCTAACTTTAGTGTTGATATTAAAAACAGATCTAAAATTGTAAACCTTGGTAATCAAATGGTAAACCTAGGTGTCACTATGCGTAAGGATCAGGTGATTGCTGGTGCTGACATGGGTGACATTGATAACTATTTGTTTAAATATAAAGGTCTTGATAAGAACGCAGTATTTAAGGATCAGAAACTATTCAAGGCTCTCCTGATGTCTGAGTTTAATATGTCTGCAGCAGAAGCCCAGAGGATAACAGATGAGGTCATAGATAATCCACTTGTATCCGATCTCTCAGATGTCCTTGGAGAAAACAATGAGGTTATTATATCTAACGTTGGCTCATTGAACCCAAGTGCCCATAAGAAAAGAACTATTGGCCTATCTGAAAACTCAAAGTTTAATGATGCTGGTTTCTTTGAGTCTGATATCTTTGCCAACATAGCTACTGCAGCAAAGTCTGCAGCTAGGTACTCAACTCAAATGGAGTATGTGGGTAAGGATGCAGAGATTATATCTCACCTACTAAATAAGATGCAAGCTGAGGGTGTTTCAGAGGCGGATGTCAACAAGGTGGCATCAGAGGTTAAAGATATCTTAGAGGCTATGGCTGGTAACTACAAGAGACCTACCACTGAGATGGGTAAGAAGCTTATGCGATTCCAAAAGAATGTAATGTTCTGGATGACACTATCTGCTTTACCTCTTGCAACATTCTCTTCCTTGCCTGAAATGGCTATGACTCAGGGAGCATTAACATCTGAGCAGATCTATGGGAAGAATGGAAGTATCAGAACATTTGCTGCGGAAGCTGTTGCAGCTTTCTTACCTGCCCTTAAGAAGGTAGAGAATGAGACAGATGAAGGTATCCTTAAGATGGTTACTAGGAGTAAGGGTCAAGAGGTCTTCCAGCAAGTAGGACTTGGGCAATGGGAGGTAGGTGCAGCTACCACATCAGGTGTTAGTATGGCATCTGAAGGTCGTCAGCAGATGATGCAAGCCTTCTTCAGAGCTATCGGTCTTACGCAGTGGACAGACTACACCCGTTCTGTTCGTGGTGCTATGGCATTTGATTTCATATCATACAACTCTAAGCTTGTTGCCATGAGGGATCTAGGTTACACTAAAGCAACACGAGAAGCACAAGAGGCTGAACAAAAGCTAAGAAGTTTGGGGATACCTGTAGAACAATTTGCAGAGTTAATGTATCAGTACGAACTCTATGGTGATGTTGCTATGGACACTGAGGTTAAGAGGCAATTCTGGGAACAGACTATTACTGAAGCTTCATATAACTTTATTAACCAAGCAGTAGCACTTCCAGGTGCAGCCAATAGACCTTTGATCTATCAGGATCCTAGGTTTGCTTTGTTCACACAGTTCCAAGGTTTCATATCTACCTTTACAGCGAACCAACTACCTCGCATGTGGAATGATTATGTCAAACGTGGAACTCCAACTATGCGATACAATACTTTTGTATTGATGGCAACCATGATTGCCCTTGGGTTCTTTGCTCAAGGTATTAAAGACTCTATTAAGTTTGACGATGATGATGATGAGGGTACACTTGGTAACCCATACTTGGATAAACCTGAGTACATTCGTCGTGGTGTCATGGCTTCTGGATTATTTGGTACAAGTGAACGAGTCATAGACATGTTTGCTCCTATCTATGGTCAACGATCTAATGGTGTTGGTGGCTGGTTGTATAATCAAACCACTGGTGAAAGCCCCACTGTAGGGTATGTAGCTAGGGGTGGTGAAGCAGCATTGAAGCTGGCTCAAGGTGATGTTGAGGGTGCTTTGTATAATACACTCAAGATGTCTCCTGGTATTGGACCATTTACAGATAAGAATAAAAGCCTAGCTAGTCTTCTAACTGGTGGTGGTTGGAACTACAAGGACAATAAGGAGAATCAGTAATGGCAATAAACACAACAACTGGATCTGTAGCTAAAGGGGGGGCACCCGTCTCCCCTGTTGACTTCATTAAAGATCAGCTGAATATGGAAGAAGGGGGAAATCAGCAGGTGTTGCCTGTTGGTACCCCTACCCAAGGTGGTGCTGGACTAGTAGCGGAAGCGGCTTCGTTTCGTGCAGACCCTACAGCAGATCCCAGTGGCCTACCTTCTGGGTTGGAGCAACTGGATCAGGGCTTTCAGGGTGGTGTCTTAGATCCTAATGATGAGAGGTTTGCTAACCCTGTTGAACGTGATCCTATGGAGGGGCGTGTCCGTTCAATAGGTGAGATTAGGCAGGACATTAAACAGTCTAAGGGTTCTGACTATGGGGATAGTGCGTTTGAAAAAAGGTTTATAAACTTTGGAAAAGCAGTGGCAGCAGGTAACATTGGTGTTAACCTAGCACCTAACAGTGCTGGTACTGAAGCTTTTAAACTGTCTAAATCCCTCTCAGGACCTGACTTAGCTGGTGCAATGTCTAGTTTGTTTGATGGTAAAAGGGCTAGTCTTATGCAAGCTATCAGTAGGGCAGATGCATTGGAACAGGTTGATTCATCTACTACAAAGAGTGGGTATAGAACAGTTCCAAACAGGGTGTATTCTCAAGTCATGGGTGCAGTTACTGAGCAGTTCTTTGCTAATGAGGCTGCAGGTTTGTCATTTGAAGATGATCCATTCGCTGATGAATCACCTACCTTACTCCCAAGCACAGAGTCAGCTAAGGACAGTAAGGTTAAGATTATGACACAAGCAAAGAATAATAAAAAGCTTGGTCAAGAGATACACCTACAGTACTTGCGGCTTCTCAGGGATTCTGAGAAGGCGAAGGGGATACCAGAGACAGACCCTAAGTTTCAACAGATGAGTTTAAATGCCCCAACCAAGCTTGATGACTATGAAGCGGAGGTCCTTGGAGCTGCTGCTAAAAGTATTTGGGCAGACGCTAATCCAGATCTTGTGTATAAACCTGATGTTAAAGCATTTGACCAGACCACATATGTACTTACCCCTAAGGGTGAAGACGCTCTAGCGATGAGTGCTAAGTATCGAAACGAACTTTTTCCAAAGGTTGAGGTTAAACCCCTCAGTGCTCCCAAAGCTTTGGTTGGTACTGACATAGGTAAGAACTACTTACGACAGGCTTCTGGATATAAGAAAGGTATGAAGTTTAATAATGAATTAGAGGAAGCTATTCATAATCTGCAACAGGTTGCTAACGTAGTTGACTCTCGAAGACTTAAGATCCTATTAGCAACCAGCCTTCCAGCGTTGGTGGGTAAAGATGGTAAGGATTTTTGGGGTGCTGACATTAATAATATTGGTAATAAAAAGCTAGACTCTTTCAAAGCAGCCCTGATGGTTCAAGAACAGAGGATAGCTGCTGGTACTTTGGCTAGGAGTTCAGGGGAGGAATATAAACCTGATGTAGAGTTGGAGAAGATACGTAGGACATTAGCACAAGAGATAAATGGTTTGGTTGAGTTTAGGAACAAGGCATTCTATTTAACATATAGTATCCAAGGGTTTCAAGGACGCATAACTCCACAACAAACATATGTCAACCCAACTACAGCTAAGTCTGCTAGGTTTGTAACACGCTCTGCAACACCAGCCATTATTAAATCTGGTAACAGGCAGGAAAGAAACCTACGTCAGATGTATGCAATGATCTTGTTGAAGGTAGGTGATGATGCACTACCACCTCGTAGGGATGCCCTATTAGAGGCTAACAAGGGCATACTTCGTGCGATGGGTATCAGATTAAGAGAAGCCCTTACAATGACAGATGCGCAGCTAGAGGCTGTGTCCACTGCTATTGAAAGCAAAGTACCACTAGACTCCCCACAGTTTCCAAAGTTTGATGGATTAAACCTAGATCCAAACAACGAAGCTGATGCTAAGATAATCCGTCAGATACAAAGCAAAAAGGAAGATGGTAACTTATTCATAGACACCATCATAGACTTTGCTAACTACATGGACTATAAAGATAGGCCAGATGGTGATGGACAATTCATATCTTCTGTCAATGCTTACATGGATGGTAAGACTAATGGCCCTGCAAGTAATGCTATGCAACTGGGTGACAAAAGGACTGCGTTCTTCACAGGTGTGATGCGAACTCAAGATGAAAAGCTTCTAGATTCTGGGGACCTTCGAGACTCCTTGATCAGATTAGCTACTCAATCTATCATAGATAAACCTTTTAATCTTGAAGATGACTTGAGGGAGCCAGCTGAAACAGTAGCTAAGGAAGTGTTTAAATATCGTGAGCTTGCTAAGCTAGTGATTATGACTTGGGGATATGGTAAAGAGCTTACCAGCTTTGGTCCATTGATTGAAGAAGTTGTTGCTCTTATAACAGCAGAGAAACAAAGGGTGTTATCTGAAGGACCTTCTAAAAATAGTATAAAAGATATTGATGCAGCGCACGATTATTTAAGTGCTCTAGATACCATAAATAGTTTAGATTATACAGATGAGAGTGTAGGTTCAATGGCAAAAGTCCGTAATCAGATGCTCACTAAGTACAGCGAATCTGTTAAGGGCATACTTGCTAATGGTGCAATGGAGGCAAGGTCTCTCATGAGAGCCGTAGCTGCTGAAACTGCCATCATGAACTTACCTTTTGTATTTCAAACACCCTCTGGTATGATTACACACGTTGGTGGTATGGCAAGCTTAGGGTCTGAAGGCGCTGATAGATCCTCATTCACAACTATAGATCCTAATACAGGTAAGCTTAGAAGCCCAACAGAAGTAATACATTATGAATCTGAATCTACTGCTGCTGCTGAACGTATCCGGAATGATGTGGCAATACCTGGAGAGTACGCTTACGGTGGTGCTCCTGTTGTCCCTATCCAAGGTATCGACGCAGCTGTTGTAACAAGGACTGCCTCTGGTAAGTCTTGGGCTGCACTTGAGAGAACACCTGGAGCCCCTTATCTCCACACTATCTATGATGCTTTTAAGGTAGATGCCAATGGTTACGATACAATCCTAAGGGAAGTTAATACTAACTGGATGGATATAACTATTGGCACTGACAAAGATAAAGGTTGGAGTTACTTAGAGGAAGCTTTGAGATCTCTCAAAGAATCTAATAGGATGTTTGACAAAGCATTGCAAGGTCGGAGTAATGACGATGTTCTAACCACTAATGAAAGAGCATTGATGGATTGGTTGTTGACAGGCGATCTTAAGAAAGGCCCCGATCCTAAGACTGGGACTGGGGTGTGGACAGATAGGATTGTAATACCTAACTTTAAAAATAGAGTGTCTAAGTACAATCAGCTTCTTAATCAAAAGGTTAAGGGTGGTGGTGGGCGTGATGAACCTGGTATCATATCTGAAATTGTAATTAAGCAAATGTCTAAGGTTGGTTATGATGTTCTAAGCCCACCTAAATCCCCCACTGTCGGGCAGCTGAAAGAGTTTAGGAATCTTTTAAGGACCCATCTTAATACTATTAGTCGTCTCGAAAAGAGTATAGCTGAGGCTAATAAAAATAAGAAGGAACTCAGGAGAGAGATGATGAATAGTGGTATGATGTATACAGACCCTGAGGGTCATACATTCCCACTGCAATACTACGCACACTAAAAAAAACAAGGCCCCCAAGAGAACCATAAAGGTTTTCCTGGGGGCCTTTTAATTTTTATTTAAGCATACCTCTTTTTGCAAGGAGCTCTCGGTACTCCCTCATTTGGTCTTGCTTACGTTGCTTTGCTTTCTTATCATCGATAACACCACTTGACAGATCCTCTGCAATACCAATGTCCATGACACGTGGCATGAGATCTTTTGTGTAGGCCAGCTCTGAATCCAGAGATGTCTTTGTTAGTGGGTTAGTGTTCCAATCAGAGATGAACTCATCGTCATCTACTTGAACACCTCGTAGTGCTAAATGATTATATGATTTACGCGAAGAAGTAGTCACTGTTTTCAATCTCCTTTATATCTAAGCTGCCTAATGTAGGTTGTTCCACATCATCCTCAGCATCTGTAATGAAGTTACGTATAACCTCAAAGTAATTGTCGTAGTCGTACATACGTATGAATACTTGTTTGGTTAGGTTGAGAAGTTTATTAACATCACTGGCATGAGTACTGAAGCTATCGTGCACAGCTGCAAAGGAACCATCCCACTCAGAGATAACTAAAGCCATATGACTAGCATCCATAGAGTGTATGTAGTTAGGTGACATACCACAGATAAAACCTCTCCTGTCTGGCATACGTGTAGGTACAAGTGCTACGTGTGTAACCTGACCTGTCTTATTTCCATAGCCTTTGATGCGTCCTCTAGCTTTCCTATCTTGCATGATCCATTTCTCATAGATCACATGGAACCCTGAAGGTGTACTCCATTCAACCTTATCCTTACCCTTACCATGCTTTAGACTTGTGGTGAACTGTTTAAGTTTAATCACAACATCGTTAAGCTCATAGAGATCTTCATCAGTCTTGAAGTTCTTCTTCATTAATGTATCACGTATCTTAGACAGGCTACGATATTCAGTGTTGGCTTCGTATCCATCTGAGTCTACCTTTATGTGTGTACCTAATTGATACATAGCTAGGTTCTGTAAATAACTCATAGTAGATAGTGGGCCTGGACATACCTTATCAATTGCTTTGATCAGCAGTTTAGATAGCTTAGTACAGTCGTCCTGTGTGATATCATACTCTATGTGGTAGTCCTCTGACTTACAATCGAAGAACATGTTCTCAGCGATCTTCTTAGAGCCTGCTGAGTATGCCCTAGTCATGGAGCCACGCTTAGATATACCCTTACGTATACTCTTCATAGGCATACTAGACAGTATCCCATTAAGTCTATCATCTTTACACAGATTAATCATTTCTTTAGCTGTCTGCACATAGAAGTCTTTTTGTATCTCTGAGGGTATTAGACCAACCAACTCACCAGTTTGTTCGTCCTTAGAGATTGCTCCTAGGTGTTGCCAACCATTGTTACTCCCATCAATAGGGATAGGTAGGCTAGTCATGTGGATACGATTGTCTCTGTAAGCACAATCAAATTCATACCACTCAACACAAGCAGCAAGGAAGGATACTTTCTTCTCAGCTTGACCAGAGAACTGTAAGTTCTTACCAGCCTCTATGATCTCATCCATGTACTCATTGGTCCAGATGATACGATCTTCTAGGGTCATCTTATCAACAGAGATGTTGTCTAGCCCTTCACTCTCAAGGTGTTCTTTGTAATCAGATGTACACCAATCAGGTATCTCATCGATGTTGTAGGACATGTTGAAGACAGACGCTGTGTGTATAGCTAACCACTGTAACCCACTCTCAGTCATGGGCTTTGAGTGTTGGAACTTAAACAAGCCCCTAGCTAGATCAGATCCTTGGAAGTTCATGAAGCTCTCACAGTAGTAGAACCTACCACGATAGTCTACATCCAGGTACTGATAGAAAGCATCTAGCTCTGATAGCTTACGTGCCTTCTCTGATATGAATGCCCACTCAACCATCTTACTTCTACGTTTGAGTTCCTTAGCATCATTGTCTTTGATAGGATCAGTAGACAGGAACAAATCTTTGTTCTCAATCATTGCATTGTAGACTGGTTTGTTTATCTTCCAAGCAGTCTGCTGAAGTTTGTTAAGGGCCTGTACCCAAGGTGCATAGGGGTCTATTGGATCACCCTCCACCCTACCTTTGATCACTGGCCTGTGTACCCCATTGATCTGTTGTATCATACCAGATATATCTTTGGGTCGTATGATACTGGTAGAGGCTAAGGGAAAACTCCCACCTCTCTCAGGTATCACACCTAACTCATACCATCTATGAGATGCAGACACCACATGGCAGCTGTTACGGGTCTTAGCATAGGACAAGTCGATAAACCCCAGGTTGTATAGGGCTTCTATGAACAGGTCTCCTATGGACACTACAGAGCCCCAGGGAAGGGGCTCTCTATCTAGTTCTTTACCCACACTCTGACCTATCTTACTAGATGCATTAGTGAGTGTGGTTGTACCAGCTGGGCTTGAGCTGGTATCCTTAGTGAATTGCATTTGAAGTATAGAGATACTCTTAACAACGTACCCTTCCATACGTTCACTATAGTTTCCAGACAATCTCATCAAGAGCCCAGCAAGGTGGGGTCTTCGACGTGCGGGACTCACACCATCTACCCTCTCGACAAGGTAATCAACTATCTCTTGGAGTGCTGACATGTATTCTCCTATGTAGTTATGTAATCAAAACCAACCTCTTTATTCTGAAGTCGGGTAGTCTGTGCATCATATGTTGCAGCACCAGCATCACCTGTTTTACCTGTGAACCTAGACTTAAGAACCCTGAAGTTAACAGTGTTACGTTCGTATTCATCAGATGCTGTGAGGTTCCTAGAGAATGCAATGATGTCAAAGGATATCTGTTTGATAGAACCAGAGCCCTTGATGTCATCGATGGATGCAATGTTACCATCCTCGAACGCCTTACCACCTTGTGCTTTACGAAGGTGAGAGATCAAACCTAGCCAGATGTTGTGTCGCTTGACGATTTTGAGGAGGTCGGACATGAACTTGTCGATGGCTTCGTTACCTGATAGACCGTCACTTCCTTCTGACACTGCGATTGTGATGTGGTCGAGGACCAGATATTTACAACCCATGAGGGCCATGTATTCGATCTTATCAATGAGGCTGTCATCTCCAACTGATCCTTGGTGGTCGAGGAGGACGAGTCTCTCATCTCCAAACACTTGTTCAAAGCCCTGTCTAAGTTCATCTTCAGCCGGAGGTGTGTCTTCATTAAGCGACTTCTTGAGTACCATGCCAATGAACTTCTCTGCCGTATCTCCAACGCTCTCTTCCAGACTGATAAGCCCCACCCGATCTTCCGTTTTGTGGAGAAGATCCAGGATAATTTCTTTGATAATAGTAGACTTACCACTGCCAGTTCCAGAAGTGAATAGAGTAATCTCACCATGTCTAATTCCTTTTAGCTTATTATTTAAACCACTCAAACAATCAGGGTAGGGCACACACTCTACGTTCTGTCGTTGAATAAATTGATCCCAGATAGGTTTACCTGTAACGATACCTGAGGGGTTCCAACTCTGTGCATTCCACACACACTCCAGCAAAGTCTTCCAACCATGCTTAAGTAATGTAGCATTAGCGTCATTCTCTGGTAGCTTTGCGACTTTAGCCTTACCTGGTTTAATCATCTTACCCAGGAAGTCAGACATCTTCTTACCAGCTTCATCCTGATCCATCATAATCACGACAGTCTTGAAGGAGTTTATCCAATCCCTTTGAGCAAGAGCACAAGAGGTAGAAGATGAAGAAGGTACAGCAACCACAGAATAGGTTCTACCGTACTTTTCTTTGTACGCTTGGGCGACACTGAGTGCGTCGACTTCTCCTTCACATATGACCAACGTAAATCCTGATGTTGATTGTTGTTGTCCGAATAGTTCGACATTCTTAAAGTCTCCATGAGTACGAAACTCTTTAGGGAGCTTACGCTCTTTGTATGCAGACAGTTCTCCATTGATAGTGTAAGGGTAGAAGTGTGATTGAGGTTTGCCATTAACATCTACAGACATCTTGACATTGTAATGATCAACCACATCCTGAGAGATCCCACGACTAGACATTGGATAGCTTCTGTATGTACTAATCTCATCGATTATGGATGAGTTCATAAGGAAGTCTGTGTCTTCTATAAGTTCCATTGGTTCTCTTTCATTTATAAATATAGTTGTACCACATGAGAAGCAGTGGCTTCTTGGGTTGTCATCATTATATATATGGTTAGCATCAGAGCTTCCACATTTTTCACAATTAGTTTTCACCAATAATCCCTTTCGGTTTTTATGTCACGATTAAGATTCTTTTTTATCCGAGTCTTTGAATGCTTCGAGGCCCACTTCAAGTTCTTCTGCTTTTGTAACTCGAACCCAGAGGTACTCTCTTCCTCGTTTAACTCTGTCTCTTTGAAGGATAATTCCTTGTACGGTTTTATCATTGAACTCCTCGAATATATTTTGATAGGTATCAAGTAAAGGTTTAATTATATTATCTAAGTCAGAGGCTTTGTTAGAGAGACCAGCATACACAATGAAGTGGACAGGGCTATCTTTAAAAGCCCATGTCTCACCCATTAGTATCATTGCCATCTCCTCTTGGAACCTCTTGTAGTCAGCTGTTTTGTAGGTTGTCCTGCCCTTCCTGACAAACATCCTGTTTGCCGATAGTGGTTTCATTTGGAATAGGTTTTCCATTACGCCTCTCCGCTGTTCGGATAGCATGACAGTTATGACACACCACTTCTGTTTTAAATACTTCATTAAGTATATCACCGATATCTTTATCGCAAGAGATCATTCGAGATACGTTGTGGAGCTTCTCATACTTAGGTAGGTGGTCAAAGCCTAGGGCATCTGGGTGTTTATTATAACCACAATCAGTACACCCTATGTCAGTCTTTAGTATCCCTATGAACTGACGCTTGCTCTTTCGACTTATGCTCTTCAATTTGTTTCTTAATGTCATCTAGTTCTTCCCAAGATGTTAGCATTGTTAATAGACGCTTGGAAGTGTCCGGATTACCGGCCCCATTTGTTCTCCAAGCAGCTCGCACCCTATTCCACCTGCGGTGCATAGGAACTCCGTGTAGTATCTTCTCTGCTTTCTTAGGTCCAATTCCCTTAATTCCAGGGATATTATCAGACCTATCACCAGTAAGACATTGAAGCATAAGCTTAAGATTAGCAGTGTCTTCATCAACCTCTGTAATTTCTTTCTTAACGAAGTTGTAATGTGTTCCAGGAATCTGGAGAAGATCTTTGTCAATCCCAACTACTGTATACTCCTGATCAACAGACCTACACTCAGCAGCCCATATGGCAACAAGGTCATCTGCTTCCATATCATTTGCCTCAACAGCAGAATACTTTTCAACCATGTACTTGTGCCCATAGTTTAGTGCTTCTTTAACGTCAGGTTCTATCTCCTTTCGGGTTTCTTTGTAGGCAGGGTAGATCTCCTTTCGGAAATTACCCCTACCTTTAATTGCTACGAGAAAACTATCAGACCCACAGTTACGTTGGATCTCTCTCATAGTATTGTCAATTCCCACACGTATCTCTTTCTGTTTGGTTGTTACACAAGCCATCCGAAAGTAGATTGAGTCTGAGTCTACCAGTATTACTGCATTATCAGTGAACATCTGCGTAGCTTTCTCCTATTACATAATCACCACCATTCATACATGTTACACCGAACATCTCTGGACCAGCAGCAAAGGACTCTGTTAGAATTTCCCCAACACGTTTAGCATCGTCGGGGTGTGATTGGAATGCCATCTCATCATGGTAGAACAAACGAGGTTCAGCACGTAGTTTCTCTTCACGTATCTTATCCCATGCCCACATAAGTGAAGCCTTACAGGTCACACCTTCAGCAGCTTGGAGTAAGTAGTTAAGAGTTTGATGACCAGACCCACAGAATACAGGGCGTCCATCAAGAGCAGGGAACCATCCATCACCTTGTTGGTTAGATGTTTTGTTCCAGATGTTTAGAAGTTTCTTCTTGAGTTCTTCCAAACCTTTGATACCTTTAGCGAAATCAGCACGAGACTTACGCCCTACTTCGCTGTTTGATTTGCCTGATAGAACTTGTCCCAGCTTAGCATCACCAGCACCAAAGAGATAAGCATATAGATACCCTTTGGCGACACCCCTTGAGCATCCAAGAGCATCAGCATTTCTTTGGTGTTGATCCCCATAACGGACCTCATTAGTGAAATCGTCATTCCCCACATAATGACAAAGACCACGTAGCTGGTTACCAGCACTATCGGCACCAACAATAACGTACCCTGGATCAGGTTTAAGCATCCCACGTATCTCTTTACCCCAAGGTGTTTCAATACCTGGGAGGTTTGCGATAACTTCGTGACGTACTCTGAAGGTAGGAGTACCAATAGTCCACATGTTACCATGAAGTCGTTTATCATCTGAGCTCTCTACCTTTTCTACCCAGCCCTCCATAAGAGAAGCTTTGTGACGCAATACATAGTACTCGTCTACCATCATACCAATTTCCCCAAGCTTAGCTAATGAGGATGTTGTGAGTTTAGGTCCAGTGGTTACCCATTCTCTTCCGATTTTCTTTCGGTTGTATTCATCTGGTTTCCATCCGATAGTGGCAAGCCAATCCTTAACCGCTTCTTGTGATCCCAGTTTAGCTTGTTCCTTAGTTGTTCGTTGGAATTTGAAATCTGGTCCCGCGAGATGGGTGTCTGTGACCGAGACTTCCGTTCCAAAATATTCAGTAAGCAGCTTGGCAGTCGTCGCATTGTATTTTCCATTCTTATTGTACTTAGGTGACTTAGGTTCTTTGTCAATGTAGACAACCTTAGTACCCATCTGAGGCTCAATGATGTCAGAGATCTCAGCCATACGTTGTTGCATTGTACCTAATAGGGTCTTAGCTTCTTCCATATCAAAGTACCAGCCCTTGCTCTTGCAGAATGCATTGAACTTAGCTGTCTCATGTTCTGCTTGCATACCCAATTTAATCTTAGGGTTATACGCAGCAACCTTCTTGTACTCTGAGAGTAACTCATTGTACACATCGACATTCACACGAACATCTTGCACACAATAACGTAGCATTTCACGTGAGTAAGCATCCCAACCACCTTCATATGCGATCTTGCTGTTGCCAAGGTGTTCACCCCAACCTGCAAGACCATGCTTATGTGGACGCTTGTAGCGTAGTACCTGAGACATAACCCACGTGTCATGTAAACGTTTTTCATTAAGTGTAGTACCACACAGCTTGTCCATGACCATATTATCAAAACCTATAATGTTATGGCCTACCAGTAGATCTGCGTTCTGTAGTAGTGCAGCACCATCAGCGATAGAACCATGTAGGTTATCGTGATCAGAGAACTTATAGATCTGATCGGTGTCTAAGTTCTGTGCAACAATCATCCAGATAGTATCTGGAGTAAGACCATTACATTCTATAT